CGTAGTCTGGGGATCGTCCCAGCCGCTTCTTGATTAGATCCTTCGGCTCGAGCAGGAATTGCCCACCAACGAACGTATACGTCGGCTCGGTAAACTCCGGCACCATCGCGGGGATCTTCGGCAACACCGCGCCGGCCTTGATCGCTTCGGCGCCTTTCATCCAGAACTCGCAGCGCACGTTCTTGAATCGCGGATCCGTCGCCTTCCCCGCGTAATTGATGCCGATCGCGTTCACGCCTGGCATCTTCGTGAGGTTGTCGATGACCCCGTGTCCCCAATGCCCGGTGTCGTCCACGAGCACAAGCTCGGCATCCCATCGCACGATCGCCTGAAAGGCGCGCGTCGCGATCTCGACCGTGTCCGCGTTCCGCATCACGACGGGCCGAAAGCTCGCGAGCCCCTGCCGAGGGAACAACACGGTTCTGTCGTCTCCGAACCGCGCGACGTCGATCCCGAGCCGCTTCTGCGCCCACTGGTATTGTTCTGGTCGGAGCTTCCGCGTCATCGCCGCTTCGACGTCGTTGATCCCGAGCAGCGCGTTGATTGACGACGGCGGGAACATCCCGAGCACGTTCACCATCACCCAGGGATTGTCCCGCCCGTAGCTGTCGATCTGATCCTGTGCCCACTTGCGATCGATGCGTGTCGAGCGCTTCGGATCGTCCGGGTCGCCGGTGATCGTGATGACGTGCCACAACGCGCGATCGACCGTGCACGCGCGGTGCAGCGGCCCGGTCGTATGCGTCGGGTTGCCGGCCTGCAGCACTTTCGTGTCGCCGCCCGTCGCGAGCACGGCTTCAGCCGTCACCATCACACCTTGCGGGATGCCGCCGCTCTCGTCGAGCACAGCCATCGCGTTTTTCGCGTGGAGTCCGGCCAGCGCGTCCGACTGCCGCTCGACGTCAGCCTGTTTCGGCCACGAACGCGCTTGCGCCCACCACGTCGCAGGATGCGACTTGTGGACGATCTGCGTCTGCGACCATTGGAACGTCGATCGACAGAACGGGCTGAGGTTCTGCCAGTAGGCCAGTTCAGACCAGAGATTCGACTTCAGGTTGTCACCCGTGATCGAGACACAGCCGATGCGCGTGTGCGACCGCGTGACCATGAAGTTCCAGATCAACCACGCGAGCAGCGCCGACTTCCCCGGCCCCTTCGCCGCTTTGAAGCACAACCGATTCACGCGTGGAAAGACTCGCAGCCCTTCGAGCTGCCAGTCGTCCGGCTCCACTTGGAACTCTTCGCGCACGAACTCGTCAGGATGCCAATACCAGCGATCAAGGGTCGCCTGGGAGAGCGCGAGATCGCTCACGCTATGTCGACTCCTTGGCGGCCCCGTGGGCGACTGGATTCTCGATACGATCTTGCCGACACCACGCCTCTGCTAGAGCGAGCGACGATACGATCCGCGAGCAGCGCACGGCATTGCCGGCGTCGTCGAATCTCCATGCGACGTAGCTACCTTTTGCGTGTGATGGCCGCACGTAGTAGTAACCATCTGGTAGTCGAGCCATCAGCCTTGTCGCATCGTGCGGATGCGAAGGCGTCAATCGCCAGACCAGCGGTTTCACGCTATTTCTCCAATCGGGCGGCCCCGTGGGGAGCGGAGGGAACGAACTCCCAGCCACCAGCCCAAGGCAATGGTGCCCCTACCGGTGCGCTCCGCTTGATCCGATCCCTGCATCCAACACACCACGATGCGTAACTCTGAACGAGATGCGATGGGTCAAGTAAACAACCGCCGCAGCCTTTGCAGTGGGTGTGTCGGTTGTGATCGAGCGCGAATATCTCAAACTCGGTCATTTCTGCTCCTGCGGCCTCTCGGGTGGGGGAGTGGCCGAAATGTGGCCTTTACGGCAGACGTAGCCCTCGATAGGCTCCCGGCAATTTCCAGGGTCCGCGCAGATGCTGCACGCCTGCTTGCCGCTGGCCTCGATCTGCCAACAGCGACCGTAATAGTCGTCACGCGCAAGCGCTCGTAGGGCTTCCAGGGTGTCGGCCGTCATCGACCCACCGCCCGCGTCTTAATCACGTCCGACGACCGCACAACTCGACGGTGCGGCCTGAGCACTTCCTTGTCTCGATGATGCCGATGGACATGCGTAAGCGCGTTTTGTAGCGCGTTGCGCCGTATGCCTTCGGTCCAATAATCACAGAACCGACAATACGCGCGAATCATTTCCCGTTGGCGGGTGTCGGCCGTCATGGGGCTAGCCTTTCCTCGACTTCGGTTCCGTGCCGCCCGCGATCGGCGTCCCAGCCCGTCGCCGCTCCTCGATCGCCGCCAAGTGTCCCTCGTGGTCGAAGTGATGCACGTCGACCCGTTCCGAGAACATCTTCTGTGTCTTCCCGAGCAGCTCGCTCGCCCGAATCCGATCGTTGCCGCCCCACGCCTTGAACTCGCCTAGCCCGAGCGTGACCTGGCTCCAGAACTGTTGCAGTTCCTCACGATCGAGCACCTTCGGGTCGGACTTCACGCGCGCCGCGATCCCGGCCTTGACCTTAGCATTCTTTAGCCAACGCGAGGCCGTGACGTGCGCTGACCGCTTTGGGCATCCTGCTACTCTCGCCGCCTCTGTCGCGTTCCCTTGGCATCGGCCCATGAACGCCTCGACGAATCGACGCTGGCGTTCGGTCAGTCCGTCCTTGTGGGTCATTCGGTCGGCTTGAACCAAACCACATCGTCAAGTGGTGAGGCATCCCACTGATGCCGCCCGCCGAACTCGGCGAGTGTGCTCCACTTCACATCAGGCAACGGTGTGCGGATCGATGGACCGTGTTGCCAGTGCCACGTCTTCAGCGGCTCCGGAATCGGCAGCACCGACGCAATCGGCACGCCGAGTAAGAGCGCGAGACAATGACGGCGATTCACTGCGGCCCCTCCGGTTCGCCTGGCGCATCGCCCATCCGATGCTCGAGATTGGTGCAACGTGATTCGAGCGCTGAACATCGGAGCGCGGTCGCGTTGATCACATTCCCGAGTTGATCTTCGAGCCCAGTGATCCGCTTTACGGCCGCATTCAGATCCCGACGCAGCGGCCTGATGTGCCGGACCACTGTCGCGTCTGCGATGTTGCGACGGGCCTTTGACGACGAACGCATGAATCGCACGGCGCGGCTCGCGAGCTTGTCGCGTTTCGTGGGAGCCTTCTTCTTTGCCATCTGTTGATCCTTTCGCGTGAGTCGGTCAGCCACCTTACGGCGGCATCATCTGCCGGGCGGCTAACCCCCGCCGTGCTGACCGACTCGCGTTCCAGTCTACTGCCAGCGATCGGGCCAGCCGCGCACCGCCCAATCATTGAACGGTCCGCCCTCAGCCCCGACGTCGATGTTCCGCTCGAACTGGTTGGCGTCCGCCGGCGGGAAGTGCATACGTGGTCGTCGCGTGTTGCCGCTTGTCCGCTGCCAGATGATGCCCTTCGCCATCAGATCGGGCTCGAGTGTCGCGAGCGCGGTCGGCGTGATCGTCGACAGCCCGTGCTGTCGCACCAGACCGTCGAACCACTCGCGCGCCGTCTGGAAGATGTTGACCTGGCTGTGATCGAGTGCGTTGAATCCGCCCGGCTGTGTGCCGCCGCCGGCATCCTGCAACGTGAACACTTGCTGACTGCCCTCGAGTTCGGCCTGCGTGACGTGCCGCGATGGGCGATCGAACTGTGGCTTGTCGTTCTGCACGCCGTTGTTCACTTCGAGGATGTAGCCTTGCGCCACGTCGCGCGGATACCACGTCCACGCGCAGTTCCCGCCTTCGTCGGTGTGCCGATACTCGGATTGATTCGATCCGTCTGGATTGGTCAGCCCGACCGTGATCAGGCGCACGGCGCATTCTACGATCGGCTTGCCGCGTTGGTCTTTGACTACGATGAACATGTCGCCATCTCCTTCGGAAGTTACAGTGTGGCCCGCACGGCGCAATCTTTAGCTTCGAGCAATTTGCGCAGGCATGCGGTGCGCTCCGCGCTCCGCTCCAGTGTGTGCGCGACGTGGATCGCGACAGACGCGAACGGCGCGGAAGCGAGCTGGAGCTTCTCGGGTAAATGCGCGTAGTCGAAGAATCTGAGCATCGGCTCGCCGGTCAGTTCGGCTGCGAGTGTCGGCGTGACTGGCGCATCAGACGGACGTGACTTGATCTCGATGCGGTCCGCATCTGGAAACTTGTCGATCAGCTTCTCGAAGACCTCTCGCTTGGTTTGTCCTTCCGCTTCGCCGAGCACCGCATTATCACGATCGAATGCTTGTCCCATCGCCATCCTCCCGTTCTGAGTAACTATCTTCTGAGAGTCTACACCCGTCGCCGTGGCCCTGAGCCGTTCCCGTAGTGCGGATCGCCACGCTGCGCCGCCATCGGCACCCCGCACGCCTGAGCGCCCGCCCACTCGCCGCGCCAACTCACCTCGTAGAGCGTGCCATCGACCACCACGGTCGGCCGTCCCGTTAACGGGATGGCATGATTTTCTCGTGGCTCGGGCTGGAACACCTTCAGGCTTTCACTGATACCGGTCACGAGATCCGTGATGCAGGACCGGCAGAGCCCGTGCTTTCGCTGGTAGCGGAGCCCGCACCGGCGACACATGTGACCGTTACCGCCGAAGTGATTGCGCCTCATCGGTCTTCACCCTGATACTCGTCGCACGCTTTGCAGCCTTTCCCGGTGCCGACTGGTGGATCGAAGTGGTCCAGCCACGGGGTGCCGAAGAGACACGGGAAACTGTTCGCCTGCTCGCGGCGGTCGCGTGCGCGCTTGATTGCTTCAGTGGCCGTCACGCGAATACCTCGCGCGGATCCGACCATTCCGCGTAAACGCCAGGACGCAGTTCTTCGAGCATGCGCTCGCGAAATTCCCGCACCTCATCGACGTCGAGCGCCAGTTCCTCGCGGAGTTGCTTCCGCCAGCGCCATGAGCCCGTGCGTCGGTCGGTCCAATAAAACACCGTGCGCTTGCCTCGCCCCCACCAATGCACGAACGTCCGGAACATGGACGGAGGTTGAGCCTCAGCTATGGCCCGTCGACGCGCCTCGGCTTGCCTCACGGCGGCTTTCATCTGAAGTTCTAGCACGCGGCGATCTCGGTCGATCCGTTGCTGTCGAATGCGCGCGATCGCTTCGGCGGCCGTCACAGCAGCCCGTGTTCTTCGATGCTGTCGCGCGGCACTTCCTCGCACGTGGGCGCTTCGTCCGTCGTGCCTGAATACCTCGGGTTGCCGCGCTTGACTTCGATGTTCGCGCCGACCGCAAACCCGGAGGGTGGCGGCTGACCATCGGGATACATCGTGTTCCGATAGTCGTTCAGCACCTCGCCGCAGCGGTCGCAACGCTGAACCAAATTGATCAGTCTTCCGGCTTTGTGAATCTCCTTCACTCGTTCACCACTTTCGATCGCGCGTGCGATCCGATCACTTTCCCCCCGATCGGTTTCACGACTTGCTTCACATGCTCCCAGGCCGCTTGCTCTGCGAGATACGGACTCTGGGCTTCGACGTCGATCTGCACGCTCACTTCAATCGTGAACATTTCATCAGCTCGGCCGTCGAGCACGCGGCGACGTCGTGACGAGTGAATGGCGTCGCGCAGCTCGCGTTCTGTCCAACCCTCGGCTTCCGCGTGCTTCAGCCATTTCTCTTGGTCGAGCGGTGTCATGCCGGCGACTTCGACGTGGAGCGAGAACTCGACCGCCGGCCGGCGAATCTTCGGGTCCATCTTCGCGACCGCGCGCATGTTCTTGAGCGTCTTCATCGACAGGCCCGTCGCGTCGTGCGCCTGCGAGAGCTTCCCGGCCCAATCCTTCCGACTCTCGGAATATCTGAGCAGGTCAGCCAGCCAGAACCCTGATGATCGGTGTGCGCGCTTGGCGAACTCGAAGGCGCCGACGTAATCCTGCCAGCTCGCTCTGCCGTCGACGTCGACGCCGGTTTCCGTAAGACGGAAGGCTCCGATGCTGATCGGTCGCATCGGAGCCAGAGCGCGAGCAGTAATCAGT